CAATGAAGGAAATCGTAACAATGATAAAAGGCTATGTAGATGACTTAGCTCATCTTATGATGTCTTTTATAGCCATTGGTGCTGTGTCTGAAGTAATATTCGGTACTGGCATCTTTGGTGTTAATGTTATAGGTAACCTGACAACCATCATAAACAGTTTCGGCGAATCTGGCTTCGCTGGGCTTGTCGCATTGTTGGTGTTGGTGGGTTTATTTCGAAAGTAGGACCGAAATAGTCTTATATTTCCTACAAATATAGGACACGAAAAAAGGGGAATGAAAGTTCCCCTTTTTTGTTTTTATGAGCCATCTGTCAGATTCGAACTGACGACCTGCTGATTACAAATCAGCTGCTCTACCAACTGAGCTAAGATGGCAACCCGACTACATTCGTTTGTAACCTATTTTTTATAATCCTTTGGATATACCTTTAGTTCGTTAATTTCTTCTTTACTGAATTTATCAAAGTATTTTGTTTCTACTAATGTTTTATGTGCTTTAGCCATATCTACATTATCCACAAGATTGATTAGAAAGTAAGGTGTACCTTTTCTTGTTTCTTCACCTGCTGCTGTAAACTCTTCGAATGGTGACAGACATAATGCTTTTAAATTATCATGTCCTTTTTCTTTCATCAAACGTTGTAGTTTTTTTTGAAATTCTTTTCTATCCACATCTTTCCAATCCACACCTTCAGTATTTTCACAAACTATTAGAGCTGATACGTAATCACTTTCTTTAAATTTTTCTAATACATCTAAGTATGATTCTTCACTTGGATTCCAAGTCTCTATCATTATCTTATTGTTTTGTCTTTCTGCTTTTACAAAAGGACAAACAGGCATACCACCAAAATTATCACTTGGTTTTTCTAAGTAATCAATGTACCTATTAACTTCTTCTAGTATTTGTTTTTTACTCATTAGTAGCCGATAGGAGAATCGAACTCCTGTTGCATGGATGAAAACCATGAGTCCTAACCACTAGACGAATCGGCCTTGTGGAGCTGACAGGGATCGAACCTGCGACCTCCGCAGTGCAAGTGCGGCGCTCTCCCAACTGAGCTACAGCCCCATACTTCATGTCAGTAACGACATAAGTTTATTTGGGTGGTGAAAAGATTTTCTTAGCACCCTTAACTACAGCTTCAAAAAACGGATTGTCTTTTGTAGTAGATTTTTTTCTACGTGTAGTCGTCTTCTTCTTTGCTCTTGGCATAATCACCTCTTTTATTATATGTTCTGGAATAATCATCAGTTAAACATAGCATTCATGTATGAACCAGTATTCATATTAGCAACTGAACCTGATGATTGAAACATCTTCTGCATCTTAAAATACTGTTTCTTCATCTGATTGATAACCCTTGTAATATGTTGTGTATTAGAACCTGTTCGTTCTCTGATTAAAATATACAAAGCTTTCTTATTAAAGTTTTCTATGTTGTGTCTGTGTTTGAATAAATAGATTACAGAATCAGCAACATTTAAATCTTTCTTTCGTTTGAAAAGTTCCATAAGATTTTCATCCCAATAATCCAACATCTCTTCAAAGAATACCTCATAGTAATCTTTTACTTCGTCACCCTTAACTTCACTCAGAACATTTCTTTTAAAATCTAAGACATCCAATTGGTCTTGGCTTTTCATCTTCTTATAATTATTATTGTTGTGTAAAATCAAATAGTTTTTTGCAACAATACTGAAATAAGAAAATGCTTTACCTTTACCCTCTTTGAACTTATGCATATTCATAACAAGAAAAGAAACCACCTCATGTTTCACTTCTTCACTTGGAACATCAAAGTAATAAAACTTAAATGTATGAATAATGTTTTCAGCTAACTTCTCAAACGGAGCTCTGATAGATTCGTTATAAATATCATTCCGTATGATTGGATCGGTTTCATTATTATACTTAATAATTGCATCCTCGGTTACTTGTCCGAAATACATTTTTCTTTTTGGTTTTTTTGCAACTGCTGGCATTTTTTCTCCTATTTAGCTAAGAAATCGTTAAGTGTTGTAATCATTGCGTTTATTTGACCAAAGATAGTTCCTACTTCATCGTCTGCTTCGAACATACCTTTTTGATCTATGTCTTTAGTTTGTTTGATTATATTTGATAATCTATTTTCTAATGCTACTAACCAATCTTCTGTTACCTCTTGTTTCTTCATCAAGTTCCAAGAGGAATAGATTCCTGCTATGGTTGTAGCACCAAATACAAATGTTAATATTATCCAAGTCATTTCTTATCTCCAAATAATTCATCAAATAAATCTTGAGATTTTTTTGATAGTTGTTCTGATTGTTGTGGTTTCTTCTCACTATCATCAACCGTCAATGATTTCTTTAGTGAAGATACTCTTTCTTTAGTAGCTTCTTGTTCTTCGGTTTGACTTCTCTTCCACTCATCATACTCTATCTTGGTAGCCATCATATCTGCTTGATGTAGAACATATGCTATATTTGATTTCAAACTCCAATCAGGATTGTATGATATGTAGTAAGACTTGTTAGCCTCTTCATACAAACCATCTGTGAGACGTAAACCGATATACTCATTCTCCGTCATTGATACACCAAACTGGTTCAATAAGAATACTGCTCTATCTGTAACCGTCATATACGACAAGTCACCGTTGTGTGTGAATATCTCTCCACGATTCTTTCTATGCCACTCACTCTCTTGTGGAACATAGTAATCCTTATCCATATCACCAACCTTACCCAAGTCGTGATGCATAGCTGCGAATATAACTTCTTCTGTAGTAAAGTTTATCGTAGCTCCCTCTGCTGACCAAAGATTTGTAATCTTTAATGCACAATCGATAACGTGAAGAACGTGTTCTACATAACCACCAACGTGTGCGTTGTGATATTGTTCTTTACCACTTGCTGGCGCCATACACATCCTATCCTCAAAATGGTCATACATCTTATTGAGTTTCTCTAATCTGTCACCCTCAAATGTATTCGTAATCAAGTTACGAAGTTGATACCAATTCTCTTGGATTTGTTCTGCTGTTAGTTGTTTCATATTATAACCTTTATTTATTCAATTTCATCTTTATAATAATCAAGTTCTTTCAAATCATATGTGTAACCTGCATTAGCTATAAATGTTTCTAATATTTCTAGCTTCTTAGGTTGTACGTTAGTTTGCCACTCCAACTTATTTTCTTTTTGTGGATATGGGTGGTGTACTAATATACTAATATGATTGTATAACTTTTCTTGAGTATTTTCATCTTTTTCCATTAGTTTGTTAACGATGGAATCAAACTTAAAGAGTTTTGAAGACATTTTAATCGTAGTTGCTTTTTCTAAACCTGCAACTGCTTTTAAAGATTGTTTTCTTAAAGACTCTTTTGCTTCTTCATCTATATTTTTACCATAATCTCTCCAAACATTACCATAAGTTTCCTTATGTTTTTGTTCTTCAATCATCTTTTTTACATTTCTAACAACCTTACCAGCATCTTTTGTAGTTAATGGTGCCATAATTTTTTCTGCTATAAATGATGTTGGGTCATCTATTTTTCCATCAACATATAAAGTCATTAGTCTTTTTTCATAATCTTCTAACTTTGGCCCTTCTTTCTTAACTTTCTCATCAGGATTTAAAATAAAAGCTAAATGTTCAATCTCTTCTTTTGTCCAATCTGTAACATCAACCTTAATAATTTTTCCACCAACTGCGTGTTTTGATTTTAGTATACCTTTTTGAGTATGTCTACCATTTAGACGTTGCTCTACACTTCCTACATTACATACATCATTTTCATCAATTCCTACAACAATTGGATCGGTGTGTGTAATAGCACCCATTTCATCATCAATACTATTTGCTATATATTTTATTTTATCTTGATATTCAACAACTCTTATCTGTACACCTTTTAACTTTTTTAAATAGTCTAAATCGACTTCTTCAATATCTTTTCCATTTTCACTTATTGATAATTGAATACTATTAAACATTGATTCTACTTTTTGAAAATCAATAACTTCTTTTACTCCTGGATGCATATTATAACTCCTACGTTTTTCATTTTTGAACATTTCTCTAATACTATGTCCCTCATAGCGTTTAGCTTCTTTCTCACTTTGATCATATCTTAAAATTTGGTAATCCCATTTTACTTTAGTGTTTGCAAAATCTCTTGCAAATTTTGGGTTTTTAGATGTTTGCCAATAACCATCCCACGGCTTTCCTTTATGAAAACCTATATAAACCATACCATAGTTTGGGTGATTTTCTGTTATGTTTTCCCACCTATATGTAAAATATGGATAATTTGATTTAACAATTGGAATTGTTTCAAATTGCCCTGTAATATCATAACTCTCTATTCTTTCTGATTGTAAAGCTCCTATCATCTTCCTACTTCTCCTAAGTATTTTTCTTTTGCTTCTTCCCAAGATTTTCCTATCATATCTGCGTAAAATAACATCTCAGGCTTTAGTCTATTTTCTGTGTGTAACTTATGATATCTTTTAAGACTTTTTTTCTGCCACCAATATACGATACTTTCTACATCATTGTCAAGCCTTTTTTTCAAAACCAATTCATCTTCTTTTATTTCCCCTCTTAGAAATGGTCTTGTGTTATCATATATTTCTGAAAAGAATACACCACGTTTAAATCCATGTTGGTATTTAGATTGTGACAATCCAAGTTCATTAAATATAATACTTAAAATTCTTTGCTTAACTCCTGTTACAGGACCTGACTTACCACCTTTGGTTAATATCTTTTTATCATACTCTTCTTTTCTGTTTTCTTTAATCCAATCATGCCACTTGTCATAGAACTCATCATCAGGTTTCAATCCAATCTTACCTGCTGATTCTCCTAAACCTTTCCAATGTGGCATACCATTGTACATAGAATGTATTCCATATAATGATGTGGTTGAGAACCCAACCAACTTTTGACCATAAATTTTTTCCCATTCATCACGAACTACTTTAGAGTTAACCATAGCTGCAATCAACTTACCACCCAAGAAGTTATATCCAAGTGGTTGTGTAGAACATATCGTAGAACATATAGCAGTATGATTAAGTAAACCATTATCTAACTTATCTTCTTTAGTCCAACCAATATATTGGTCTCTAACTTTGATTGATATAACATCACTACCCAAACAGATAACTCCAAGTATCTTATCGGTAACTTCATCTTTAACATAAAATTTTATATTTCTGCCAGGATTGGCTGTGAACTCCATAGTATGAATTAGTCTTCGTGTAACACTCCAAGAATCGTTACTTCTAGCATCACCTTGTTTTACGGGAACTGCTATAGGTATTATACGTTTTATTTCTTCAAAAGTTCCCTCTACATCATTAATGTCTTTTGGCATCCACAATTGTTTTTGTGCTAAGTCAATCAAAGCACCTTTTTGTGTCATACCATATTCATCATAGTTCCATTGTTTCCAATTCTTATACAGAGTTGATTCTTGAACGGACATAGATTTTAGGAAGTTCATATGTTCTATGAACGATTCCTTTTCTTTGTCGTAAGGAAACTCTGTTTTAATATCGAAAAAATTATCTATGCTGAATGCCATGCTTTTCCATATACGTTTTAACTGCTAATTCTTTAGCTTTAGCCTCAATCATAATATCTACATTATGACCATACGTGTCGATGTAATCATAAACATAATCTGAATGAGCTTGTTCTCTGATACTTTCATCCAATTGTTCGTCTCTACGACTCTCACTATAATGTACAACTGGTACAATATCTTTAGGCCAGGTTGAGATAGCCATCTCAAGAGCTTCTTGTTCAGACATACCACCCGTACAGAATTGATGGTGGTGATAATCAAACACAATAGGTATACCAATCTTCTTGTAAACACCCTCATATAAATCTTTAACTGAATACATAGATGCTCTGTCATCGTTCTCTACTGTAAGTCTACTCTTAACAGAATCAGGTAACAAGTCAAAATTCTCACAGAATCTTTTCATAGCAGATTCCTTATCACCATAAGCTCCACCGATGTGAATATTAATTTTGTTGTATGGTGTTCTACTGAGATTCATCATATCGAAAACATCACCATGATCGGTTAAGTCACCAACACAATTTTCTACCACGTGTTCGTGTGGTGATGTAAGAACATTGAAAGGACCTGGATGTGATGTGATACGAACATTATGTGTCTTAGCTTTTACACCTGCTGAGTACAACCAAGTTCTAATCTCATCAATATCAGGTAAGTCATCCCATTTGTATTCTGATTTCCACGGCGCTAAGCCACTCGTGATACGAAAGAAATCATATCCATTGAGAATATTCCAATCGATAATCTTCTTTTACATTGTTTAGTGTTAGTTCAGAAGCGTAGCTTACACCTTTAGCTTTAAAGGTTCGTTTAATCATACTACGGCCTGTAGTGATTGGTGGAACTCCACGTTCTTGTCCACCGTATTTCTGTGGGTATGATAGTTGCATATTGATACATGCGTAACCATATCTGTTCATATTAATAACCTATTATTGTTGTTTAGAATATACGAAATTTTTATTATACTTGTCAAGCTTTTTTTTATTTTTTTTATTCTGTAGTTGTCCAAGCTAATTTTATAATTTCTGCTTGAGGAAACATATATTGGTCAACGTCTTCCGACTCAAGTATGTCGATACGATTAACCCAACGTTTATTCATTGTATCTCTAACTTGATATACTCCATCCTTATGGTCTGTACCACGTAATAGTATCCAATCACCATAGTCAAGAAAACCACCCCAACGTTTCAAAAGATTTCTACTCACCGCTATGAATTTGTAGTTAGAAGCTTCTCTAACTTTTATGCGCGTTCCATCCGCGAGAATGTTCGGTGTAGAATCAGTCTGACGTGGTACTGGTTGGTACATAGTTACTTTAACTGGAATACCAACATCAGTATATTTTCTCAACTCAAACTTCAAAGAACTATTTTCATTTTCTAGCTCTTCTACCATTACATCGTATTTACCCTTATAGTAACCTAACGCTTTTTTACTACCTACCATATTTACCAAAAGTAAACATACTGCAAGTAATAGAAACTTACTAAGATTACCGTTCATATCTGTTTCTCCATTCCTATTACTATAATTATCAAGTTTGTTCATATAACCTCTATATTTTTTTAAAATTCTTCTTCTTCATAATCCTCAAAAGGATCACTAAAACCAGCTTCAGCTTCAAGTTCTTCTATCAATTGTTCTATTATAACCCAAGAATCTTCATTGATAGCTTCTGTTAGTTTTTCTAATATATCGTTATTATCCATTTTTTGTCCTTATTTTTGTTCCTGAAATTTCCTTAATTTCTTCAGGTGGTTTGTGTTCAATAATATCGTAACCTACATCTCTACCATAGTTTATAGATTCGATATCTGGTATTTCAATAAATTTAATCTTCCCATCTTTTACTTCGTTTGGGTATAACTTTGATACCTGCGTCTTTATTTCGTTTGGAGAGTATGATGGGTTTTCTATCTCTCTTATACCTATCAAGATATTTTTTTTTAACTTCAATCTTTCCTCTATTAACCATCTATGTCCCTCATGAAATGGTTGCCATTTACCTACAAACATTGAGTATTTCATTTACACTCTCCTCTACCGATTGGTTTGTAGTATCAATCATATAATGGTCTTTTAGTGGTGGTTCATAATTATCAACCCAATACTTTTCTTTATCGGTTGGCATATCTGACCTTATCCAAAATACATTACCATATCTTAAATCACGATAAGGTGAAACCATAGATACTATAACTAAATATCCTTTACTCTCCATAATCTTTGCCATATCAATAGCAAACTGAATATTCTTTCTACGACCTCTTTCTGAGTAATCCTTGTTATCTAAAACTTCACGTAAGTCATCACCATCAATGTTAATAACTTTATCATTGTTAAACCTACGAACCATCTCTTTAGCTAAAGTCGTTTTGCCAGCGCCAGGCTGACCTGTAAACCATATTACTTTTTCCATTTATAAACTATTTCACTTTTTAGACTTTTTGTTACCGAAGATTTTTTCCCAATTTTCCGCATACTTGCTGATATTGGATACTCTGTTTTTATCACCCTTTCCTGCTTCTGAGTATTTTTTTGTTTTACCACCTATAGTATCTCCTTTTTTTAACTTAGCCATCGCGCTTCTCAAAACATTCTACATCACAATAGTAGGATGTGGTAACTTTTTTATCACCTTTTAAATCCATTCTTTTTGTATGTTCTGCTCTGATATTGTATACAGGATATTCTCCATAACCTACACTTGGAACACTTTGATATACGTATGGGTCTGTTTTCATAGTTCCACACGTATGGCACTTTCTTCTGATAATAACCTTTTCAGGTCTTTTTTGTTTTCTTGGCATTATGTTATTGGTCCTCCTACATAAATTTCCCAATCACCACTTTTCACAAGTGGTTCTGCTTTTTTCCATTTCAATTCTTTTGTTTCATTACCATCAGTAATCATAACTCTTTCATTCCTACCAAACTTTTCTGTAGTAGTTATGGTAGTTATAACTTGTCTATCGTGAATAGTCATACCATTAAGATGGTCTATCTCATGTTGAACACATATAGCTTCAAGTAATCTTAACTCTTCATCTTGTTTTTTATCTGTACCCTCTTCCCAACTACCTTTACCATCACTTGGGTTTTCTGCTCCACTAAAATACCAATTACTTTCTGCTTGTTCAGTTTTGATTACAATGTTCTTATATCTTTTAGTTTGTATACCTTTACCTTTAAAGGATAAACAACCCTCATAGTAAGGTGTCTCATCCCACGTCTCAACGACTTCAGGATTGATTAGTATAATTGGTTTACGAACATTAACAACTGCAACACTAGCATCGATACCAACTTGATTAGCTGCTAATCCGATACCATCTTTTCTTTTATTTAGTATCTCAAAAAGTTCAGTAGCTATCTGTAATCCCTCTTCTATTGAAACCTTTTTTAGTTTTTTATTGATTACAGGATTGTGTTCTTTAAGGCAGTTAATTACTTGTTTCACGAAAATAATCCTTTCATATAACCCATTAATCTTTTCCAATATAATACGATTGATGTAAGAAACACACCACCACTTATTAGTAAGCTTGGATGTGAAGTTTCACCACACAAACCAATTATATGTTTTATAAAATGTATAAATTCATTCATTAAATTCTCGGGTTATTATTGTTGTCATACGTCTTCAATGCTATGTAACCTAACAAAAAAACTACGATAAATTCAAACACTATCTTACTCCCAAATTCTTGCTAATCTGCGAACGAAACCAAGTGTAGCTCCGAAACCAAATGCCATTCCAGCTATCTGGAAGTTACCCATATACATACCAACGGCTGCTACCATATAAGCTGCAAATCTCACTACACCATATAGTGAAAAATTACCACTAGCTTCTACGAATTCTGTATTTCTCATTTCTTACCCTTTATTTATATTGTGATTTAAAAAATCTTTTTGTTTTTGTACAGCTTTTTTCAGAGCTGCTTTCTTATCTTTTGCTCGATCTAAAAGTATTTGTTGTTGTGTCCTACGTTTAGTTTTTACTTTAGCTTTAGTTATTTTAGTAGGTGGTAAAGTTCCTTTTAATTGTTTTGCTTCAACACCTCTGTGAAACACATTACCATCTGCATCTACAAACTCTGCCATCCAATGCCAACCTGGTGGACGACCTGTAGGTGTGTAACTTTTCTTTTCTTCTGGCACACCTACTGCCTGTAAAACACAAATAGAACAAACTACTGATGTGGTTTCTTCTCCAATATTCTCCACCCAACGACCACACTTACTACATTCTAATGAACTCATTATTTACCCCACTTTCCTCTACTAACTATGGTAGCCATAATTCCATAATTAGATACATCAAGATATGCATCTTCTAATGGTTCATCTTTTACAGCAGATTGTTTATCACCAAGTAACAATGTCTTTACACGTTGTAACTTATCATTCATACGAAACCACAAACCTGTAAGAGATAGTTTTATTTCTTCAGGTGTTACTAAGAAAGTTCCGACACTAATATTACCAGGACCATAATCATGTTGTTTATGTAAGAACAATTCGTATTGTTCTTTTTGTATCTTCTTAAACTCTTCCGTCATCAAGGGCCATTCTTCTTCCATCTTTTCGATGATAGACTTTTCTGGCTCTGATGTTCCTTTCGGCGTATCTTTTATGAATTTCATTTATTCTCCATTTTAATTTTTGAGTGCAGGACTGGATTCGAACCAGCGAATAATGGTTTTGCAAACCACCCCATTAGACCACTCTGGAACCTGCACGGCCCATGCGATTTACCCTTTGTGACCATTTCTTATCCTGCACTTTTTTAATATGTTTACAATGTACTATCTTGAACTTGTGTCGAAATTGAAAAGCTTTACAATCACAAGCCCACTCCATCCTACTCCTATCAAATCTGATATCATAGGGTTTACCTTCAAGTTTGTGGTGCTCCCAATCATACTCATCAATCATAACACCATCAAATACATCCATTAATTTTTTGACTATCTTATGCATTACCCACAACCATAAGTAACATAAATACAAAAAATATCCACACCAAACCTAAGAATTCTACTACAGAATATAGCTTTTTCCTAAACATCATTTTTTTAAATGTTAGTTGTTTTTTCATATGCCCATCTCTACTTCTACTTTACCAACTAACCACTCAGCTTCTTCGTTACTCATAAACTTCTCACATACATTATCTACGATTTGTTTATCAACAACATCTAATGAGTTATACCACTCATAAGAATCATCACTAAAATCCATATCCATAACATTCGTAGGTTCATCAAAACCAATACTACTATCAGCCATCATAGGGAAAGTATCCCCACTAACTGTATCTATTACACAACCAACACTAAATAGGTTTTCCATATTTTCAACACTACTGTTTGGATTTTCTTTTAGATATTCATTCAAAGTCATTTATATTTCCTTTATTTAACACTTAAATATACGAACAAAAACCAGTACTTGTCAAGCCTTTTTTTATTTTTTTATAAATTTATTTTATAGATTGTATTAGATATACTATCGTTAAAAGTTTCTTTACCTTTCGGATTTATATCTATTAATGTAAAATTTCTATTTTTTTCTAAACAAGCTCTACCCAAAGTTCCACTACCTGCAAAAATATCCAAACACAAATCATTTTCTTTTGTATATAAGTCTAACAATCTAAGTAATATTTTTTTAGGTTTTTGGGTTGCGTAATCTAATTTTTCCCCAACTTGGATACTTGATATATCTGTCCAAACATCCTTAAACGGAATACCTTTCATTTCATGATAGTATCTTTTTATTCTTGGTATTCCTTCTTTATTATATTGAAGTCTATCTTCATCGTGAAGTTTTTGCATTCTTTCTTTAGAAATCCACCATTGAAAATTATGACCATTCCACTCATATCTTAAATTAGGTCTTACAATAACATTAGGTTGTGAATTTTTAGCTGCTGAAGTACTATACTCACCTCTTTTATCTACTTTACCTTTACTTCCATTATCTGGATAAGCTGTGTATTGTTGATTGTAAAAAGCCTTATTTGCATTTTTAGAGTAAATTAATAAAACATCATGACTCCTCATTAATTTTTTCTTGACGGCTTTCATATTAGACGTAGTGATTATAAGTTCATTCTTAAAATTTTTAATTCCGAATATAGAATCAAGACACACTTTAATATAATGTGAAGAAATAGAATCTACGTGTACCACAAGATTACCTGTTTCTTTTAACTTCTTATGTATTAATTCAAATCGTGGTTTTAAAAAATCAATAAACTCATCCATGTTTTTAAAACTATCACCAAAATCTCCAAAGTTTCTGCCTGTATTATATGGTGGGTCTATATAACAAAAATCATATTCAGAATCTATAGATTTCAATATATCTAAGTTGTCACCTACTATGTATTTATTTTTCATTTATAATCTTTCCAACTTTATTTTTCCAATCATCATTCGTTTCTATTTTATTCTTTTCTAATACTTTCGATGGAATATGTGAAAAACAAAAACCTGGTAAATTAGGATCTACTAAATCAGAAATTGGGATGAAAGCAAAATTCCATTTGTTTAAATCTGTTCTTACAGATTTATCATCATAACATTTTACCAACGAAACCAAAACATAATCAAATTCATCAGAACCATATCGAACATGACCTGATTCACCACCACCCTCAACACCATTATTCTGACCAGTAGTTCTACGAGTATTGTCAAAGTGAGTTTGCTGACTATAAGGTGTACTACCCTTTACTTGTCTCAACTTACATTGAATTCTTTTACCATTAGATAAAACAATAGTATCAAAGCCCGAACCATTATTTGAAGTGTCTATGTTCATTTTTTCTAACAAAATACCACCCTCACTTCCATCAACACATTCCTCTGTATGCACAACTTTTACATCAGCTAAAGCAGTAATTAAATCTCTACCTATGTATTCGTTAGCGATTGCCATTGTTTTACCCCAATCGATTGGCATCATTCTGGCGATAAATTTATTAGTAATCATATCCCTAACATCTTTATCAACAATCAAACTATTTTTATCTTTCATTATAACCTTATCTTTCATACCTGAATATAACACATAAAACATATACGTGTCAAGCTTTTTTTTTATATGTGTTCACCACAATCAGAACATATATCGTGAAGAATTATGTCTCCACCACAGCAATCTGAAAATTCATTATTTAACATCATATTATTTCCTTTCTATTTAGTATATAATATACGACAAATAAACGAGAAAGTCAAGCTTTTTTTTATACTTTTGGTGCGGTGGGATACATTTTTGTAAGCCATCTACCTTTGTCTTGCTGAATCTCATCCCATCTTTGATTATATTCATCTAATGCTGATGCTGTACTTTCAGGTTTGTTATATTCTTTACCATAATGTTCAGCCCATATCATACAAACTATTGGTGCAAGAGTAGCAATATCTGAATTTTCAACAAAGTCCTTAAACATTATGTGATCCATATTCCAACGAATATCAACACAATTTCTTGTAGGACCAGTTTCAGTTTTATAGAAACTACCATCAGTAATTGAATCATCATAAATGAATCTTAATCTATCACCTAATGTAACCATTGGTTTACCTGTCTTTTTACTGATTCTAACTTTTGGTTTCTTGTTTGTGTATATGTTTCCTGATGGTGTACCTGGTATTTTAGGTAAACGATTTGTATTGTTTTTTGCCCATTGACCAAATCTTTTTGCAAGTTGTTTAAGTGACTTAGCAATTTTTTTACCTTTTGGACTATTTTTATAAAATTCTTGACTTGCAAGTGATATATCCCTTCTCAATATATCATCAAGTTCTTTCAGTATATATCCATCTGGATTGACTTTTGTTTTCTTGAAATCAACATTCATTAATACATCCAAGTCACCATTAAAATCTAATTCAACTCTGAATCTTTTTAGTCTATCAGCTTTTTGTATAAGACCGAACCAACCCCTTGATTGAATCAATCTATTACCACGATAAACACAAATCCCTTGATTTTTTAGATTCCAATCAAACTTATCATTCCAAGCAGATTCGGAAATCACATTTTCTTGTGGTAAAAGAAATGCCCTATAGCGAAGATATCCATCTTTGTGCGTAACTTTATTTTTATCTGTATAGGTAAGATTATCCCATACTATATCTGTTCCCATTTGGGTAGAACTATGTGATTCTTTATTTAAAGTAAAAGGAACTTCAGATCCACATAAATCAGTTGGTTCTAAGATAGTACCATTTACAGAAAACTCTACACCATCTATTATAAATCGTTGAAAATACCGAGAGTAAGTTTTTATCATTGTATTTCTAATACTCTGAACATCTTTATACCTTTCAATATTATATATTTTTATAACCGTTCCGTATTCAGAACCATCAGTATATTCTTCAAATAATTCAATATCTTGGTCATCTGTAGCAAGTTCAATACTTAAACCCCATTCACCATGAGTGTGATAGTAATCCGAAATAGTGTTTTTATCATAAGTAGTTTTAAGTAACTCACCATCTTTCGTTTTAGTTAATATAATAGCTACACCCTTTAATGATAATATAGATGATTTCATACCAGTTCCATACTTACCAAGAGAACCACCATTCTTTACATAATCACCAAGTTCCCAATCAGAAGCACCAATTACAAGTGATCCAAATAAAGTATCTCCTTCCATACCAGATCCATTATCACCAATAATAATATATGGTTTTTTATTTTCTGTACCAAAGTATGTTTTGATTTTGGTTGCTTCAGCATCAATACTATTATCTGTAATATCATTGATTGCTTCGTAAGGTAAATATCCTGAAGATTCTAAGATGGTAAGAAAATTAGGTGTTGGTGTAATTCCACGAGATACTTTACCAGATAGTTGTAGCTCGTCTTTGATTTCGTCTCGATTGAAACGAAGATTTGCATTAGACATATTATGTCTCCTTTATTATTTCATATTATTACATTGGATTACAATAATCTCAATATAATATACTACTTTGTTATGTATTAATTAAATTGATACTCTCACAATTAAGATGTATCATTTCATCGAGTTACTAATATATATGTATATAAATTCCCAAAATGTATTTTTTTTCACTTTTTTTTAAATAATTTTTCGATTTCTTCAGTAGTCATATAATCCATATCCCAATGGGTTGACTTAGCACCTTTAGAATGAGAACCTAATCTGATTCTTTTTTTCATTGGTCTCACAGTCTTATTACCTTTTTGATGTGGTGGATCATACGGGCAATTTTGACAACTCAATCCACAACAATAACCACGTTTTAACAGCTTATCTCTTGACATGGTTGTATTCATTTTATCTTCTTTTTAAACAATATGAGTAATATCCGTTATAGTCTAAAGTTAGATATACCATCTCATAATCATAGTTATGTAAAAAATCATGAACTGCTTTCTTCACACCATAGTCAAAATGGTTTATATAATCATAGTTAATGAAATCGTGTCCCATTATATATCCATTATCTTTTACTTTATCTTTAGATAATAATAAATCTGTTACTACTGATTCGTAGTCGTGAGCTGCATCTATATAAACCCAATCTAATGTCTCATCTTCTAAGCTATTTAGAAAGGTTTCTGATGTTTCTTTTCTTTTTATATAATTTGAGTTTTTTGACCTCTTAATAAAGTTATCAGTTAATCTCTCTTCTAAATCCATATCTATCCAAGTATCAACTAAATAAAATAATTGAGGTTTTATAATTTTAGATATTACTCTTGAGAACTCTCCATCCCAAATACCCAACTCAGCTCCAATGGAGTTTTGAGGCATTTGTTTTATCAAATCAACTCTTGTTGGTAATACCTTACAATTTTGTAAATGGTAACTTTTTAATTCTTTCATGAGATTTGTAATGAGAGGGGGCCAGTTTCCCAGCCCCCACTATTATACTATTTTAGAAATTGACAGTTAATCCTAAATTAAAGTATCTTGGTGTTCCAAGAAATACTTCAGCATTATGAGCTAAGTGAAGTTTATCACCAAATCCATTATACTGTGAGTTGTCAACTGCGTCTTGTACATAAACTGCATCAAGTGCATTAAATAAATGACCTGTTAATGTCATATCATATCCTGCAATCTTAGGTAGTTTATAAGCTGCGTGTAAGTCTAAGCGATTGTACGCTGGAGCTTGCCATACTTGGCTTCTATCAGCATCACCAGAAAGTTCACGTGAGTCTGGACTCCAATCAGCATAGTTCTTATCATACATCTTAAAGATACCTTGCAATCTAAGACCATCCATTGGTGTAAGTGTTGTACCTAAGACATAAGCTGTCTGTGGTTGGTCACCTACATATAATCCATCAAGTGTGTATGTATAAGGTGTTTGTATTGGTGCGTCTTCAGCATACTCTGTATAAAGACCATCTGCGTCACCATCAAACTTCCACTTACCAAATGATACTGCTCCGTCTAAACGAATCATATCATTTAACTTCATTGAACCTTCGATTTCAAGA